TTCAACGATTGGTGATGTGAAGTCACATGTAGATGGACTGATAAACTTCATAAAACAAAAGTTTCAGGTAGAAATAGATAAACTTAAAACAGAAAAGTCAAAAATTGATAGAACTTCAAGATTGCAAAATTTAATAGATTTTGTGGAATCGTCAAGAGAAAACTTATATAAATTGTATGAAATACAAAAGCTATTAATTGATTGTAAATTAATGTTAATAGCCAAACTAAAGAAAACCAAAACAGTAGGAACATTTATACAAACTGAAGATGGTTTTAAGGTGACAGATCCCGAAGGATTCGTTGCAGTCTCGAATGATAATACTGCATTGAAGTTAGTGGATAGATTGGAATTTTCTAAACTTAACTTTACTGTCGCTAAAAATTGGGGCTAATATGAAAGCGGTAATGACATTTGGCCGATTAAATCCACCCACATCGGGACATCAGCTTTTACTTGATAAAGTATTATCTACGGCAAAGAAAATAGATGCTAGACCATTTTTATTTGTATCGCACACACAAGACAAAAAAAAGAATCCTTTGAGTTTTGCCGAAAAGATTAAATTTATTTCCTTGGGTTATCCAAAAATATCACCATTTATTGTAAAGGATGAATCCATAAAAACGCCATTTCAAGCATTACAGCATTTGGCTAATCAAGGATACAAAGAAATTGTTGTAATTGTCGGTGAAGATAGAGTACAATCATTTAGAGCAATGATTTTACCTTATCTAAATATTGCAGATAAAAGTAAGTCTATTGATGCGGACTCCGTTAAAGTCATAAGTGCTGGTGCAAGAGATCCTGACGCAGATGATGTTACCGGAATGAGTGCTTCAAAGTTAAGATCTTTAGCATCCTCTGGTAATTTTACTGAATTCAGTAAAGGTTTAATGTCTGGATTGAAAGCTGATGCGGCCAAATTAATGTATAATACATTACGCAAAAAAATAAACTTGCAATCTGAAGATTTTGTGTTACAATCATTCCTAGAATTTTATAAAAAGGAAGAAAAATTAGATAATAGATTTTTACCTAAACATACGTTAGAAATCGGTACTGACGAACTGGTTGATGCGTATGCTGAAATGATACCTAATAGTTTTGAAAGGGAGTCTATAGATGTCGCCAGCAGCGCAAGTGATAATGCCAGCCACTTTGAGGCACGTAGAAAATGAGGAACCTGTTGGTGACATTGATGGAACCAACACTATATTTTTTACTAAATATAGATTCTATGATGATCATTGCCAAATATATTTAAATGGTCTAAGGTTGAGACCAGGAGAGTTTCTAGACTACGTGATACCTAATGATCAAACCTTTGTCATGAACTATGCTCCATTACCAGGAGATATTTTAATAATCGACTACTTTAGAAAATAAAAGTTTCATAAATAAACGTAATCTTAAATTATGTTTGATCGATACCTTGTGTCGATTGCATATTGGCCAATGTTATGAAAATACAAACCTTATAAGGAGAAAAAATATATGGCACAACTAAAAATCCGTGGTAATACACAGATTATGTCTGGTACTATCACAAATGCAGAGATTGCATCAGATGCCGCAATCGCTTCGTCGAAGCTGGCAGATGGTGGCAATTTCTTGAAGAAAGATGGTTCAGTGGTTTGGACAGCAAACCACGATGCTGGTGGTTTTAAGCTAACCAATCTTGGTGCCGGTTCTAACCCGAACGATGCAGTTACCTATTCACAGTTGCAAGATGTTGCCGCTGGCGTTAGCGTAAAGCAGGCAGTTCGTGTTGCTAGTACCGCAAACATTGCAAGCCTTTCAGGACTTCTTACCGTCGATGGCGTATCGCTCGTTGCTGGTGATAGAGTTCTTGTAAAGAATCAAACAAACCAAGTAAATAACGGTGTTTACGTTGTTGCTTCTGGTTCTTGGAGTCGTGCATCGGATTTCGATGACAGTCCTGGTACCGAAGTAAGAGGCGGAAACCTTGTATTCGTACAAGAAGGTTCTGTAAATCCTAATACTTCTTGGGTATTGACTGGTCAGTCAAATCTTGTAGTTGGTACAGACAATCTTGTATTTACTCAGTTCTCTGGTGCTGGTACACAGACATCATCGAACGTAGGTACAGGAGAAGGCGTATTCAAGCAGCTCAGTGGAAGCAATTTCGAGTTCAAATCTCTTGCAGATAGCTCTGAAATTGATGTCGTTGCAGCCGCAAACGAATTGTCGTTCTCGCTCGTCAGTCTTTCGATTGCTTCCGGAAAGCTCGCTGCTGATTCGGTAATCACATCAAAGATTGCTGATGCTAACGTAACAGAAGCAAAGATTGCATCAAGTGCAGTTGTCACAAGCAAGATTGCTGACAGTGCTGTTACCACAGCTAAGATCGCAGATTCTAACGTAACAACCGCTAAGATTGCAGACTCTAACGTAACAACCGCCAAGATTGCTGATCTTAATGTTACTACCGGAAAGCTCGCAGACGATGCTGTTACTACTGTGAAGATCACCGATCTTAACGTTACTACCGCAAAGCTCGCAGCCGATGCTGTTACCACAGCTAAGATTGCAGATTCTAACGTAACGACAGCTAAGATTGCTGATAGCAATGTTACCACAGCTAAGATTGCCGACGATGCTGTTACAAATGCAAAGATTGCCGATAGTGCTGTTGATAGCGCACAAATCGCAGACAATGCTGTAACAGGCTCAAAGATTGCCGATAGTGCAGTTAATACCGCAGAACTTGCTGACAGTGCTGTTACTACAGCTAAGATCGCAGATTCTAACGTAACAACCGCTAAGATTGCTGATAGCAATGTTACTACAGCTAAGATCGCTGATAGTAATGTTACTACCGGAAAACTTGCCGATGGTGCTGTTACTACCGGAAAACTTGCTGACGGTGCTGTTACTACAGCTAAGATTGCAGATGCTAACGTAACAGAAGCAAAACTTGCTTCGAATGCAGTTGTTGATTCTAAGGTTTCGGCAAGTGCCGCTATCGCTAGAAGCAAGCTCGCATCGGGAACTGCAAGTCACGTTCTTGTGAACGATGGTACAGGCGTTATGTCTTCGGAAGCACAACTAGCATTGTCACGTGGTGGTAGTAATGCCAACCTATCGGCTGCAAGTGCATATTCGTTCCTCCATATGAATTCCGCTGGTACAGCATTCGCTGCAAGTCTTTTGACTGCTAGCCGTGCTCTCGTATCGGATGCAAATGGACTACCTAGTGCTTCTTCGGTTACTTCGACTGAACTTGGATATCTTTCGGGAGTTACTTCTGCAATTCAAACACAATTGAATGCAAAGGTATCTGAAAGCAGCTTCATCTTCAACGAAACTCCATCGGGAACAATTGACGGAACAAACGTAACGTTTAACTTGGCTTCAACACCACTTTCTGGTAAGCTACAAGTTATGCTTAACGGACTTGTTCTCCGTCCTGGCGCTGGTGCAGACTACACCGTATCTGGTGCAGTTATCACCTTTGAATCTGGTGCACAACCACAGTCTGGTGATGTTCTACGTGCGACATACGTTGTTGACTAATTAAATGATTATCCGCCATAACCGTAAAGGTTGTGGCGGGTTATTAAAATAGACCCCATATTTTGTGGGGTCTATTTTTTTATTGACTTATTATTAGTATAATAATACAATTATTGCGTGTATGTTTTCACATATTAATGGAGAAAAATAATGGAACCAAGAGTACTCTCAAAAGAAGAACAACTAGATGTTCTTGTTAAAATTCACAACTTTTTGGCAAACTATGACCGTGTTCCTGGAGCATTTGCATCGCAATTTGCTCAGGTTCTTGAAGGTCTTGTTCTCGTTGCAAATTCCGTACAAGCTGAATTGCGGCCTGCACCCTCAGAAGGTGCTGATGCCGTGGTATCTCAGTAATTATAGTAAAAATATAATATATTTTAAGCCACGAGAAGTTCTCGTGGCTTTTTTTATTTGCATAAATAGATTAGAAATATTTTCTACTATGGAGAACCATGATGAAAGGCTTTAAAGATTTAGAATCGGCATACGTCGATACAATAACAAAGATAATAAATGAAGAAATGTCAGAATATGACAAAGTATTTCATGCGGCCATGAAGAAATTTAATATCTCATCGCCAGATGAACTTGGTTCAGATGATAAGAAGAAAGAGTTTTTTAACTATGTCGATTCGCAATATACAGCAAAAGACGAATCGTATGCTGATGACTATAAGAAGTTTGCTGCACAGCATCCAGAACAGGATATGACAGAACAACAAGCGGCCGACTGGCGCAATGAAAATGAATATGGTGATGCCGCCAAAAAAGCGGCCGTAAAGGAAGGCAAATTTTACGAAAAGAAGTTTCCAACAAAAAGACACAAAATCATAGATAATGCCGATATCAATTCTATAATAGATCGAAGACATCCATCTCCTACATACAATGAAGCGACCAAAGAAGAAAAGCAATTGAGTGAAAGAGCAGAAGATAAAGAAGAAATGGCCGATG